CCACCAGACTTCACTAAAACCTTCATTTGAACCGGACACGACTTGCCAAGCTTGGTCTCGGTTAAAGTCTTCGAATACGTATGTACGAAGAGCGCAAGGTAAAGTCTCTACACGACCGGAGTACACGTAAAATTTATCTGACCCCATCCAATAAGTCACGCCACTGGCTGATGCCATAGCATTCGGGGAAACAATCGAAATGTTATCCGCAAGGATATTAAAGCCCCAAATAAACGGTGCCCCAAGGTATTGCATCGAGTACAACGCTGCATCTGTCCAAACCAAAATCTCTTGGCGGGTCTGCACACCAGCAACAATATAAGAGCCGTGTGAAAGACGATAGCTACCAGCTTGGTTAGCAATGTCAGGCGTCCAATCGGTGTAACTTTCTTGCGCAGTCCAGCGGATAAGCATCGGGTCTTGCGGTTGGGGATAAGACCCGTAGTCACTGCACCCTAGCGCAATAACAATACGTGAGGCGTCCGCCACCATAACCTGATTTATATACGCTGGTACGTCAGTGCCAAATACAAGTTGACCGGGGGTAGTAAACGCGGGGGTGGTACCGGAGCCGGGGTCCCATTCATACAGCGCACCGCCACGCGGTGAAAAGAGCAATATCTCACCAAAGTTAGTTTGATCCCACAACCGAAGCTGAAGGTCAATTCCAGTGGTGTAGGCAGTGCCCCAACCATGCGCCCAAGGGTCTGTGCTTACACCGATAGCCGCGCCATTCCAAGGGCCAGCGCCCCAACCAGAAGCTACGGTGTAAATATCAGAGCCGGTTGAAACTTGATACTCGCCCACAACAGCCGCGCCGCCATCGCCACTATCTGATGAATTAGCTACAACAATAGGCCCCGGCACTTCAACAGTAGTGCCCGCTGTACGCGCTTCAAAAGTATAAGAGTTAGCCCCAGCGTACGTAACTTGGTACTGTTGATTTAGAACACCGGCGGTGATGTTCCCGCCAAGAGATACTGCACCACTGAACGTAACGAAGTCACCACTCTGTCCGCCCCAACCATTATCAGTAACAGTAATTGTAGAAGAGCCATTAGTCGCCGCAAAAGTCACGTCGCCCGCTGCGGTAGTTAAACGCACGGGCGTGATGTCAAAATACTGACCGCCCCAAGCAATATAAAACTTCAAGTTGGTGCCAACGCCAAGAAGTACAAAATTGTTTAGAGTTGTCCAATTCCAAAGTGAACGGCATACACCAACAAACGTATTGTAAGAGCCGTCAACAACAGTCCAACCACCAATTTTTTCAGGGTAGCCAGAACGAAAGCGAACATTATTGGACTCAAACCAGCCGCCTTCATTGGCAAGTGTCGTACCTTCCCGGTTTATACCGGGGCGGAACTGAAGTTTCTGTAGAGGCACGGTCTACTCCTTACGCCCAGTCGCCAATTTCAATGTCTGAGCCTGCTGAACCGATAGGATAAATCGAGAAATTGGAACCTATTTGTGTGGTGTAGCCATCAGTGCCGGGGTCTGCGGTTAACTTGTATTGCGGAATAAACGTACCACCAGCATTAATGGATACAACCCCCTGTAGTGTCACCGACAGCCATAGACCATCTTGTGCAGACGCCCCAGTAATGCTTGTCGCAGAAGCCGTTTGTATATACAGCCCGCTTACAGTCGCAACCGTAGTAGCAGAGGTTCCACTAAATGTTTGCCGCACGGTATAGGCAATATTATTAAGCGTAGCTGTACCACCAAAAGCTAACTGCACTGCGTGAGACGTTGCGCCTACATTGTGGAACATCAAATAGGTCGCTTCAAATTGGTAAACAGTGTTACCAACAAGGGTTACGCCCACTCCTAAAACACTTTGTTGGGTAGTGTCACTAGCTCCTACATAGTTTGACTGCAAAACATATTTTTGAGCCGCTGGGTACAAACCCCTACCCAAACCATTTACTACGCCAGACGCGTACCCTAAAGAACTTAAGCGAAATTTTTCAGAAGCGGTGGTATCACTGCTGTTATCGTCGTATGTGCCTAGTAATAATGCGGTGTCTGGTGAGCCAGATTCATTAATAGTTTGGACAAATGCTTTTACACTTGCGCCGGGCGTAGAAGCATCTGAACCATAAAACTCCAACGTGCCAATAGGTTGGTTAGTAGCGGCGCTAGTATCGGTGTCAGTGATACGAATCCGGTTGGTCGCGTCTTTTATAGCGGAAATTGCAGTCGAGGAAACTGTCTGCGAGATGCTAACGGTATAAGTACCCGCACCGCCTGTACCTGACCCCAACGCAGTGATGTAAGTATTTGGCGCAACGCCAGCGCCAAAGATAACTGTGTTTACAGCAAACCCAGACACAATTGTGCCGCCGACAGTAAGGGTAGTACCTGATATGGAGGACGCCGAACCTGAAGCAATGGGTGCCATGTCCCCCGAAATTTCAAACGCGGTATCTGGGGAAGTAGTACCAAAACCTACTCTACCTTCACTGTCAAAAGTCACTCTATCAACGAGGGCATTTGCGCCATTAGGAGTGGTGGCAAAAATAATACGCCCCGGCATGTCATCTGTACCGGTGGTGCCGTTAATATCCATAAGAATACGCGCAGCGGGGAGATAGTTCGCTCCGTCGTATCCGTTAGCAACGAGGATAAATACGTTGTCCCCACTATCAAGTTTAGTAGGGGTTTCTGCCGTGCCGTTAGCGCGATACGCATACATATCAAATGTAGTAGCAGGACCTCCATTTACCGCAAGGTCTACGCCCGCTGTGATAGTACGTACACCTATACCAACATTACCGGAAGTATCAACTACAAACGGTGTGGCATCAGGGTTTGTATCGTCATCAATTAATAGCGCATCGCCAGTACCCGTCTGGGTTATACGCAGTGCTGGCAGAGTGCTTGACCCATCAATGATGACACCGGGCTGAACAATACCGTTGATAGTTACAGCGTCGTCGGTAATTAATGCACTACCTGTAATAGTAGTAGCGACCGAGGTTGCAGTAACCGTAAAGTTTGCGCTTGTTGCCCCAGTGATTGTGTATATACCGGTCTCAAAATCACCTGAAGTAGTGGCAATGTAGATAACGTCGCTGACAGCGTAAGTGTTGGCTACAGTAAACGTCGCCGTTGTTCCTGCGGGCTGGCTATAGGTTGCGCTAAGACGCGCTGAGCCGACAGTTACATCCCCACCAAACTGCACGGAGCCATACACATAATCAAATTGCGAATAGCAGTTAGTACCATCTGACCGAACTAGGGCGGTTTTACCAGCGGGGATAATTACAGTATCGCCACCAGCAGAAACAGAACTATTGACGGCTGTGGCGTTGCGCAGCGTCATTGTGTACGCGGTATTATTTTTAATTACATACAGTTTCGGTACCGGTGGAATAAACGCGGTAAAAGCTGCTGTAATAGTACCGTTCACAGACACAACTACCGCAGCGCATCGAGCCGTATCAGACACACCGTTAGTAGCAACAAACCAAGGGGCGGAAGAAGATAGTGTCGGCGTTGCAGTCTTTGCAATCGCTTCTTCGATTAGCGTACCAAGGTTATTGTTAGTCGTGGTGCCCCAGTAACCGGACTGTTCACCGTTGGCGATAAGCTCGATTCTAAGATCGGGGGAGTATGTACTTGGCATAGCTGTTCCTTAATTAAGCTAGCATGGTTTCTGCGTGGGTCTTGGCTTCTGCCACCCGGCGCAGCCATCCTTTACCGAACGTGCCAAACGTAGGCAGACTGCGGTAAAACGCTTCCTTTTCTGCACTGAATTTTGCCACTAATTCGCTCTGATTGGCATCTTTTAATGCTTGCATGGTCTTGGGGCCGATAGCGCCGTCCGGGGCGGTTCCGATGGCTTTCTGCATGGTCTTGATCGCACGACCGGGGCCAGCGTTGACCGCGAAGTCAAACATCAGGTAGTCCAGACCGTCAGGCATCTCGTCGGCCTTGACCGCATCCCAGTACTTCTTCTTGTACATGGGGCCAACCACTTCAGGTGTCAGCGCCCGCATTTCCTTTTCGCCAACAGGCTTACCTACCCACTCTTCCCAGACTTTCTTGGTCACGCCCAGATTGGTCATGCCGCCCGGATCGGATGGATGATTTACGTAGCCACCTTCGTGCTTCAGGATGGCTTTCAGCGCCGCGTCAAAGTTCTCTTTCATTTCTTTTCTTTCATATCGATGATCTTCTCAAGGGTGCGACCGCCGAAGTAAAACGACATAACGAGCATCCCCCACTGGCCTAGCAGTTCAACGAATGCGTCAGCAACATCAATCAGTGCCGCGTCCAAAATAGCCAGCGCCATGTAGGCAACCAAGATGTACAACAGCGTCAACGGGCGAATGTTCTTGGACAGCCAGCTATCGCTCGACATGTCAGCTTTTAGCCGGTCGGTCAGGTTGTTCTGTTCTGTCTTGTACAAGTCAGTATCGTTTGCCATCTTGGCAAGCTCACCATCCTGCGCCATCTTGGCGAGTTCTAACTGCGCCTTGGCCTTAGCTTCTGGGTCAGGAATCAGTTTGTCGATCAGTTTGCCGCCGATACCCAGCAGCGCGTCAAGTCCTAGCATGTCAACCTCCTTGTTGGAACATCCACCACATAGCCCAGCAAAACGCAGCGACAATACAGGTAACCACAACAACCGTTACCGCAAGCTCTACATGGGCAATAACCTCCTGCTTGGCCCGCCGCTTCTTCATCTCTTCCGCCTTGGCGTGTAGGCGCTTTTCCGTTTCCGCTTGGCGCTGGGCTTCTGCTTTTGCTTCCCGTTCAGCACGGAGCTTGCCCATGCGCGCCCAGAACTCGTCCCACATCCCTGCTTCTTGGAAGTGGTAAGTAAAAATATGCTTGATGTCGTCGTAGTACTGTTTGATCTGCCGATCAATAATCATCAATTCCATGACGTACTCAGCATCAGAAACATAGTCCGGTACAGGCTCACCTTTTGCAACCGCCGCTTCTTGCGCTACCTTAGCCTCTTCAAGCTGACTGCGCTTGGTCTCGTACTTGCCCGCAGCCGAGAAAAACTTGGTAACTCCCGACATTGAATCCGCCAATGTCTTGCCGGACTCGACTGCGCCGTTTATCTCGTCAAAGGCTTCTCTGGCAAGCGCAGCCGCCTCCTTTACTCCGGTAACAACGGCTTTAACTCCAGCAACAGCTAAACCAATTGTCACGGGGTCAATCATTTCTGTATGTTCACAATCCTGCTGTTATCTTCCAGCGCAACAAACTCGTGCGCTTGATTTGGCGGAAAATCAATTACCGCACCTGCTGACTTTTCCATCTCCCAACCATTACCACTTACTTTTATCTTGCCTCTTGCCACTATCGTTATATGCACGGACTCTTCGTCATGCGTGTGCATCGCTAAAACATCACCAGCTTTCTCAAATGTGTAGACAGTTCCCGAAAGCCGTCCAGCAGATAGTGGACTACTCAGTAATGACATTTGGCGTGTCTTGTGGCGTAACAGTACCCTCAACAAATTCAACGAACGCGCCGTCGATATAAAACCATCCAATACCGGGTGTTGGTTCTGTTTCATTTGGCTCAGGTACTTGCACTAAGGTGTAGCCTTCTGGCGGGGTATAAGGCGTAACACCGTCCCACGCAATCGCGGTATCTACTCTATTTGTTTGGTTGTTTACCATTGCATAAGTATTCATAAATCACCTTAAAACGTAGTAATAATTACTCGGCCTAACGCACCATTAGTGGCGTTTGTATTTGCTGATGCGCTGCTACCACCACCGCCACCGGGCTGAACACCAGCACCCGCAGAGTTACCGCCAGCGCCGCCAAATATTGACGTACCGCCAGCACCTGTACCGCGAGTACCGCCACCGCCGCCCCAACCGCCTTTAGCCCCAGCAGTAAATGCACTACCGCCGCCGCCACCGCCTGTATAACTAAAACCGTCTTGAGCCGCTTCGCAGGCACCACCACCAGAACCAACGCTGCCGCCACTGCCCGATGGTGAAGTTGTTGTATCGCGCACTGCTGTGGTATTAAATACTAGCGCACCCCAACCCCCAGCCCCGCCACCACCAGATACAACACCCCCTGCCCCCCCACTCACGTACACAGTTGACCCGCTTCCAAGCGTAACGCCTGAGTTTCCACCAGCAGTTCCAACACCAGTAGAGCTTATTCTTCCAACACCAGCAGCGCCTACTGTCACCGCCGCAGTAGCGCCCATAGAGGCAATTGGGACTGTAAGTTCAAAATATCCGCCGCCACCGCCAGCGTTAGAGCCATTCGCCGTTGTTACCCTGCTACCGCCCCCACCCCCGCCCCACATTTGAATGCGGACAAAATTGCCCGAACCCGGTTTTGTCCATGTGCCGGATGAGTTGAATGTCTGCGTATCAGGTGCGCCAGCAGTGGAAGCAATTGTGATTGAGCCAGCGCCGTTGGTAACTGTAATGCCAGAACCAGCGGTTAAAGTCGCCTTGGTAAGCGTGTTACCGGTGGTGTTACCAATCAGTAGCTGACCGTTGGTATAAGTAGTTTGCCCTGTACCGCCTTGATCAACACCTACTGTACCCGTAGATGCCAAATTATCACTAGCGTCAGTAAAAACAACTTTCGACGCGGTCAATCCGGGAATATTTACAAGGCCCGCAGATGTGATACGCATCCGTTCCGTAGGTGCTATATCACTGTTTGTATCTCTGGTATAAAACAACAAATTACCACGATAGTCAGACGTATCAGTCTCTTGCCCAGATATTTGGGCGTTGGGATACACGGCTGACTGTGACAGACCAAAACCTATCGATGCTTCACCTTGTGTCGTTGACCCAGTATTCCACGATAAACGTACTGCTTCCCCCCCAACTTCAGGCATAGCAACATGCAAAGGCGCAATAGGAACTAGGGACCCGCCTCCGGTTGCATTAATGCCTACATCGTTAGTTGTAGACAAAGCTGTAGAAGTTAACTGCATCTTCCATGCGCTTTTAGCTTGGTTAAAGCCGCCTACGTACCATTGATGCGAGTTTTCGGTACCCGTACTGTCCGTTGCGTAAACGAGGTTACCAGTCTTGGATGCGCCGCTTGGTGCAGAAGCAAACACATACGATTCGTTCGGGCCGGTGACGGTATAAGCAGCATCTGAATAAGTTGAGCTAGTAATACCAATGTCAACCCAGCCGGATGTGTCGGCACCATTATCAGGATAAGCAACAAGGTCAGCGGAAGAACTACCGCCAGCAGTCGCGTTAAATATGTAAGTCTGTACGTAGCCGTTAGCTGCGCCTGTAAATGCTGCAATAGGGTTAGTAGTGCCGGAGATTGCGGCAGTTGAACCTACTTTAAAAATAGTACCGTCGTAAGTTAGTGCCGCCGAACTGCTATACGCGCTCGTGCCGTTACCGTAGGGGATGTAGTGCGCAGTCAATGAAGTCAGGCCAGTACCGCCATTGTTAACCGCCAACGTACCAGACACCGCAGTAGCCAAAGGTAATGCAGTAGCGTTAGACAGATTAATCGCCGACGGAGTGCCAAGGTTCGGCGTTGTTAGTGATGGCGATGTAGCAAAAACCAACGCACCAGAACCTGTCTCACCTGTGACAGCAGCGGCTAGGTTTGCGCTAGAAGGAGTTGCCAAGAACGTAGGGATGCCCGTACCCAAACCAGCAGTTGCAGAAAGCAACCCAGACGCGTCCAGATTGACCGACTTTTCCGATGGGTAGGTAACGAATACGTCTTTGGTACCCGCTGAGAAGTTGACCAGTGAACCGCTGTTAGAAGAAGACAACACCGTAGTACGTGCGAGTGTAGGGCCAGTAGTAGAGTAAGTACCAATACCAACTTCCCACTCAGAATTGCCCTGTCCTGCGATACAGTAATACGTGGTGTTGCCGTTGCCAATAACAGAAAAACTTTGGTATCCAGTAACTGCACCACCTAAAGTAATAGTGCCTGTACCGGCTGTTGCCGTAGTTTCCCGTACGCGGTCTTCTAATACAAGTGCCATAATTTATCCTATGCAGTATCTATATCTGTCCACGCGGGGGTTTGCGCGTCATCAACATCTTGCCAAGTACTGTTCTGGGCATTAGTTATAGTTACCCAGCCAAAGCCTACTTCATTGTTTTCTGTCCCCCCGGCGAAACTTGCGCCAGCAAAAGGAACTCCAGCAAATGTATTTATAGCGCCGGGGAACACAAACGTGCTCTGTTGCGGGTTGTTAATTACCCCCCAACCCGCGTCTATATCGCTATTAATATCCCCCCAATTTGGGGTTTGGTCGTCAGAGATAATCTCCCATAAAAACCGACCAAATAAACTGTCGTATACCTGTATCTGTTCTTGTAGGAAAACTCGGTAATCTGCGTACCCAACATCAACCGCTGATACGCCTATTGACTCGCTTAGTGCCCCTAAAAAATCCACCCTAGCAGCAGCCGCATCAGTTGCGTTTATAGTTTCACTTACTGCGCTTATAAATTGCGCCCGCGCCACTTGGGTATTACTAAACTGTGCTGTCTCTGCAAGATCAACAAAAATTACTAGCGAAATTACGTATGACGGGTCGCTGCACTGTACTGACTCACTTACCGCCGCCACAAAATTTACGCTGCTTGCTTGTGTGTTACTTAGCTGAACAGTCTCACTAACGGCGGCTACAAAATCAACTTCGGCTGCTTCAGATGTATAAAAACGCACATCTTCAAATATCGTTGAGCCAATCGTTATAAGCCCGCTATTTGTCTCCGATACTTGTACTGTCTCGCTTACTGCAACACCAAGACTAACTTGCGAATTCTGTGTGTTACTTACCTGAACCGTTTCGCTAATACTGCCAGTAAGTACGTAAGTCGCTGCTTCTGTACTACTGGCCTGAACAGACTCAGAAACCGACGCGGAAAAAATATTACCGCCTAATCCAGCAAAAGACGATTGTGCGAACGCTGTTATGCCGAACATCGTCTGTCCTTAATTAAACTGCGATTAGTTGATCCTCATCGAACCAGCGTGACTGAGTTACCTCATCACTATCAGTCCACGAAATCAAATACTGGACGTTACCGTCTTCATCCATACGCATCGACTCGACCGGCCCTTGCGGGATAATCGCTTTAACTTTAACCGTGTCGCCTTTTTTAAACGTAGCCATTATTTACCCTTTAGGTTGCATCAGCATTAAACGTGTAGGTCACGTTTACCGTGTCGCCCGCAGCCACAATTTTATCCCCGCCAGTAAAGTCACCCGCTGAAAACAAAATGCCTGAAGTGCCAGTGGCAACGGAGCACAAAAACGCGCCAGCAACCGTACCCCCAGCACCAGAAATAGTGAACTGCGCTGGCGAAGCCGAGTTATCGATAACTGACGGGTCAGCCAAGGTCGGCGTACCAAAAGTCACGGCTTTACGGTTACCGCTGTAATCAGTAAATTCAGTCCATCCAACGTGTGACGCAAGTGTATTACCCGCAGCATAAGACGTACCGGAGCCGGGGCCGGTCACCAGACCCAGATACCAAGCAGCGGTATAGGCCGAACCTTTAAAGTATTTATTATTCAGGTCTTGCAGACCCTCATTAACGACGAGGTTGTGGAACTGATCTTCCCACTTCAGGTTACCGTCAGCGCCAAAACACTTCACATTAAATACGCCGCCAAGACCAACACGAGCTTCCTCGTTCGCGCCTCTGCTAACGTCTGCTAGTACTACTTCACCCATTGTTGATTTTGCGTTAGGCATAATAACCTCTTAAGGAAGACGAATTAGTGCCGTCGTTGCCGTGTTCGCTGGCATCGTGACGGTGTTGTTTGTGCTGCTAAATGTTTTATCTGAACCAAAGTCCAGAACGGCTACCGACTTGTTGCCCTGCGTGGTGTTATATATCAACGCGCCACGCGCAATGAAGTTAGCTCCGGGCCAAGACACATTGTCGAAGTTCACATAAACCGTACCTGCGGCGGGGCCAGTCGTCTGTGTGCTTAATACTGCACCTGTAACCTCAACCCCACCTGCTATATAACCTGTACCGGTCACTTCGTTACTTGTTGTGTAGACGGTCGTCAACTGCCCAATATCTGAGAACGCTGTGTACAACGCCATGTAGAGCGTATCTGTGACAATGTTCTGCCCCGCTTGAAGCATCTCTTGCTTAAAGCTGTTTGTGAGGCCCTGTTGGATCGCCATTACGGAGCCGCCTTCCCTTTGTACTGACCGTCACGGTAAGCATCACCACGTTCAAGAGCACCGCCCAAGCGAACTAATTGCCCCAGCGCATCTTGGTACTTTGCCTCGTAATACTTCATCATGTCTTCTTCACCCTTCATGAAGATGTAGGCTTCAACCAAAGAGCCGTATAACAACACGGGATCATAGTTGTCACCAATCCATGAAGTGTCCGCCGTAACTATTGACTCGGGGTAATAGTAATAGTGCAGTTCTATGTCGTACGCGGTATCCGGTGTTGGGCCTAGAATAAAACTAAGCTCAGTCGTGATACTGCCGCCTGACACCGTAGGGCCAAACAACGCGTAGTATTGGGGAATAGCTTGGTCATTCGGGCTAGGGTACGCTGCCCGAATAAAGTTCACGTCTTTATTTAGCAGATACTCGTAGTTGTTACTTGCGTCTATAACCGCAATAGAAAGCACTGACAGAAAGTCAGGGGGGCAAGACAGATACTTATTGCCAGTAGACGTTACACCTGTCACATTTTTACGTAGGGCCGGTATCAACACCCTGTTGTACAGACGAGTTTCTGCCTGAGTGACGAACACAGGAATATTATCTACGAACGTTTGTTCGTAGTTCTGTGTGTAGTCCTGAATCGCTTGCGATAACTCTGTGTAAGTCACAGTGACTCCTTAAGCCATCGGGCCTCTGCACATAGTACCTTTAGTGGCAGCACCTGCACCGCGCATCTTAATACCCGAAGTTTTAGCTTCGCCAGTGTTGCCTTTGCTAATACCGCCAGCCGATATGTTCGCTTTATTCAGTGCGTCAGCACCGGTGGTGTATTTAGAATCAGCCTGAATGCTCGACGCTTTACCCTTCATGTCGTGGGGGGCAGCGTAAACAGCAGCTTGGCCTACTTCCTTGCCATTAACTTTCTGAGAGAATTTAGCCATTATCGACCCCGCCCGCCAGAACGCTGATTCATAGCACGAGCCATGTTACGGCCCATCTTTTTCATGGCTTCGCCAGTCACGCCGCCTTTAGCCATGCCCTTGTGCATCCGCTTCTCGTGTGCCTTGACTTCCGCCTTGGCTACCTTTTTCATGCTGTCCATATAGACTCCTATGTAATCGTTACACTACCCACTACACTGATAGGGGCCAGAGCATTTGGCGTTAACCCCGCGTCACTCCCACTTGCCCCGCCAATCGGTGCCCAGCCCCACTGAATTACACGACTACCACCGGCTGGATCGCCAAAGTCCGTATTCAATGTCAACTGCAAACCCGTGTAGCCCGCTTGCTGATAGCTGTTATCTGGCCTTGGTTCCCGCACTGCTTGCGGGTCTTGCACCGGATACATGCCCAACTGCAACTGCGGCTGGTCGGGTTCCCAGCAGGTCTTGCAAACTTTGATCGACACCTGCTTGGTCTTGATCGTCAGTTTCTTTAACTCTTTCAGCTTATAGCGAAACCCGCAGCGGTCACATTCCGCAATCGAATTTTTAGCTGAACTAAACCTGTTGCCCATAATTTAGAAGAACATTTCTCGTGGCACAAGACGATCAGCCGCCTTCTCACGATCTTCACCCGCCGCCAAGTCCCAAGCCTCGTCGTACATAAGCTTCAACCCTTGAGTACGCATTGGGTCAGCATTGGGTAGTTTAATCGATAACATATACGCCAGACCAGCAACCAAGCAGTTTTGGAAGCGGAACGGAATATCCGGTACGTTCACACCGTTACCCGCATCAAAAATACGCTTCAAACGCCAGTAGTAAAACACGTAGTACGGGTTCTGAGTCGTGCCCTGATCCGGCGCGGGCCACACATTGATCTGCGGGTAGGCTGGAGTTGCGCCTACTGCGTCTGTAGTCTGACCACTTTGCCGGTTTACCCACACCTGAATCGGACGACCCTGAGCCAGCTTATTCGGAATAGTCGAGTAGGTCGAAACCGAAATACGGGTAATGTTCAAATCCGTCTGATTAGGGCCTTGTCCGGAATCAGTGCGAATAACATGTTCCAGAAGATCAACGGTATCCACAGGTAAATCATAGGTAGTTACCCCTTGCGCCAAGTTAATCGAGCCTTGCTCAATCGTCCACAGGTTAATGCCACGGTTAGCCCACTCACCCAACAAGAAATTTAGGCTGCGTCGTGCCGTACGGAAGTCATATCCGGTGCGCAATTCCGTACCACAACGCTCAAACGCCTCTTCGAATATCTCGTTGAGA